AAACATGCTAATCTTTGGATCGCCAAAGTAGCGGGTGTCGTTAAAACAAAAGACGAGGCTCAAGCATTAGTTGATGCAGAGGTTCAAGCGGCACAAGCTGCTTGGGATGCGTTACCTGCAGAAGAAAAGACAGATGACAATTCAAGACCTGCCGACATAATATTGGAGGAGTAAAAATTTAGATGGCTGAGTATAAAGAAATACATGGCACAAAGATTCGGAACTATACGACTAATCCCGATAATCCGATACAGGGAGAGGTGTGGTATAACGAGACCGATAATGTATTAAAATTTCAATTTCCAAGCGTAACTACAGCTGGTTCGTGGAGAGTTGCTAATAGTTTAAATACTGGAAGATCATCAGTAGGTGCTGCGGGGATTCAAACTTCTGCCGTGTATTTTGGTGGTGAAGACCCTACTGCAGGTGTAGATAATACAGAAACTTACAATGGCACAACGTTTACTGAAGTGAATGATATGAATGCTGCTAAAAATTATCCTTATTCTGCTGGAACAGATAGTGAAGCTGCTTTATCTTTTCTTGGAGAAATATCTTTATCTAATACAACGAACACCGAAGTTTGGAATGGAACTAATTGGACAGAAGTTAACAACGCTAATACAGCAAGAAGACTTGGTGGATCATCTGGCACAGAAACAGCTGCCTTAGCATTTGGTGGTTTTGTTTCAGCTGTATCAGGTAATACAGAATATTATAATGGAACAAATTGGACAGAGCTTAACGATTTAAATGCTGCACGTTATGGTAATATAGGTGCAAAAAATGCTGCCTACACTGCAACATTATCTTATGCTGGTTTTAATTCTACTAACGCAAGACAGGCTACTACCGAATCTTGGAATGGAACCAACTGGACGGAAGTAAACGATTTAAATACAGCAAGAACTTATGGAGCTGGTGCTGGAGGATACACAGATGCTTTAATGATAGGTGGAAATACACCTAGTCAAACAGGTGCAACGGAATTATGGAATGGTACAAATTGGTCAGAGCAAAACGATATAAATACTGCTAGAAGTTTAGCAGGAGGTACAGGTCTTCAAACGGCAGCGCTTATCGCTGGTGGAAGTCCTCCATCAGGATTAGCTATTGCAGAAGAATGGACAGGTGCGGGTGCGCCACAAGGTGTATGGACAACGATTAATAGTTTAAACACCGCAAGAGAAGGTAATTCTGGTTTTGGAATTTATACAGCTGGTTTAATTTTTGGTGGAGAGATACCTCCATCAGGGGTAACGGGAACCACAGAAACATTTAATGGAACTAACTGGACTGAAGTAAATGATTTAAATACGGCTAGAAGAACTATGGGGGGAGCTGGTGCTAATAGTACAGCTGGAATAGCCATAGGAGGTTGGGGTCCAAGTATATATGGCAACACAGAATTATGGAATGGCACGAACTGGACCGAAGTTAACGATTTAAATACAGGAAGGGTGCAAACAGAAAATGCCGGTGCAGGAACTTCAACATCTGCAATATATGCGGGTGGAGCTAATCCAACACCAACAGCTGTAAATAATTCTGAAACTTGGAATGGAACTAATTGGACTGAAACTAATAATTTAAATCAAGCTAGATATGGTTTATCAATGTCAGGTGCTGACAATACAGCTGCTGTAGCTTTTGGTGGATTTGCGCCTCCTTATACAAACAAAACAGAATTATGGAATGGGTCAAACTGGACTGAAGTTAATGATTTAAATTCTTCAAGATCTGGTATGGGATCCGGAGGAACTTCAACAGATGCAATAGGTTTTGGAGGTCAGAGTCCAGCTCCGCCTTCAAATAGATTTACTGCAACAGAATTATGGGATGGTGTTAGTTGGCAGGAAACTAATGACATGAACACAGGTAGAGGCACTACAGGTTTTGGAACCTCTTCAAATGCGATAGCTGCTGGTGGTAGTGTTCCACCTTATAGTGGAGTAGCAGAAGAATGGACTGTTCCTGGAAACGTAACTAAAACAATAAGCACAGATTAATTATGACAACATACAAAGAAATACGAGGAACACAGATTGAAGCGGTATCATCCGATCCATCAAATCCTATTGAAGGACAGGTTTGGTACAATACAACTTCTAATGCTTTAAAAGGTCAAGCGGCCACAACTTCGGGATCTTGGGCTAGTGGTGGTGCTTTAAATACTGGAAGAGATCAAGCTGCAGGTTCAGGAACTCAAACATCAACGCTAGTATTTGGTGGTGGGCCACCTAATAAAGCACAAACCGAAGCTTATGATGGATCAAGTTGGACAGAACTAAACGATTTAAATACTGCTAGAAGAGGAATAGCAGGAGCAGGTGCTGATTCTACATCTGCATTAGCTTTTGGTGGAGGTTCACCTGGAAAAAATGAAACTGAAACTTGGAATGGAACGAACTGGACTGAAGTTAATAATTTAAATACCTCAAGATATTTTTTAGGCGGAGTTGGAATTCAAACAGCAGCTTTAGCTTTTGGTGGATATACAACTACAAATGTTGCTAATACTGAAGTTTGGAATGGAACTAACTGGACTGAAGTGAATGATTTAAGCAGTGGAAGAGCTGGACCAGGAAGTGCTGGAATTTATACATCAGCGCTAGCTTTTGGAGGTAATGACGGTTCAGTAACTGGTAAAACAGAAACCTGGAATGGAACGAATTGGACAGAGGTTAATGATTTAAACACTGTAAGAGTTGGTGCAGGTGGAGGTGGACTTACTAATACTGCAGCAATAGCTTTTGGTGGTAGTGTTCCATATCCGTCAGCCCCACCCCCTACAGTTCCTTCAGCTGTGGTCGAAGACTGGGATGGAACGAGTTGGACTGAAGTTGCAGATCTTTCTCAAGCAAGAGCTTATATAGCAGGTTCAGGATCATATACAGCTGCTTTATGTAGTGGTGGTAGTGATAGAACCGACACGGAAGAATGGACAGGTGCGGGTGCAGGTCAAACAAGAACATTTACCGATTCATAAAACTTGTAATATATTTTAAATAATATATATTACATTTAATTATAAAGGATAAAGATATGAAAAAGGACGTTAAAGAAGTAATACAAGGTGAAGAACCTCATCTAAATAATCTGTTATCAAAAGAAGATCTATCATCTTTTAAAGGTATGGTAGACGAGCTTCGTGATACATGGACCAAGAAACAAATGTTTCGAACAGAAACAGAAGCAAGGTTTTCTGTGTTGCAGGATAATCGATACCCAACCAAAGCTGCAAAGTATTGGCAATGTGTAAGAGAGCAATCTAGTTATCTAGATAATCTCATGGCCCTATCATTTGACTATAGAAGAAACGAGGCAAAGATTAAATGGTTAGAAGGTAAAGTTGAAAAAGAAGAAGATGAGTACAAAAGAACTAAATACAAAATAGATCTAGATGAATGTATATTTGGTAAAGCATCTATGGAGAAAGTTGCAAGACATAGAATGCGTGAAATTAAGATGTGGTCTAAATTAAAGAAAGAATTTAACGATGGATCATTTAATGATAAAGATGTTAACGTTCACCAATTAGAATCTTATGGGTTGCAATATCATGAGAAAGCAAAAACTTTAAATCAAAACTCAAGTGAGGCTGAAGTATTTAATGTAATGGGACAATTACAATCATTACAAAGAATTAGAAAGTCAGGAGAACTAGAACAAAGTTATCAAGAGAAAGAACAGATTGAACAACATGGAAAACCTAAAGTTTGATTTTGTATTTTTAGGTCAATCGATTTTAAAATATCAAGTGCCTTTAGATATATTTAATTCTATTAATTATATCTATGAAACTAATTACCATAATTTAATGCCAGCTAATGGACAGTTAGTAGGTAAGATAGAAAAAGAACATTCTTTATTTTATCACGGGGCTGATCAGACAAAGATGAAAAACCATAATATGTTACCAAGAGATATAACAAATTATTTTTTTGAAACATTTAAACACTATTTAGCATTTAATAAGATAAGAGGTTATAAGACACATTTAAATTCTATCTGGGTTAACGAGATGAAAGAACATGAGTATAATCCTGCGCACATACATAGAGGTATGTTGTTTACAGGTTTGTCTAGTGTAATGATTTTAAAATTACCATCAACATATGGTAGAGAATACTCAGCAGGACACGTAAAACAGAATGGTAGATTACAGATACTAGGTGCAGCTAATGGTCAGTTTGCTAAAATAGATTATCAACCACCAATGAACCTTAGAGATTTTTATATCTTTCCATATGATATGAGACATTGCGTATATCCATTTAATGGAACGACAGAGACTAGACGAACTCTTGCTGCAAATTGTGATGTGCAATTTGATCCAATAAAAAATAGAGGTGCTAACTGATGGACAAACAATTCTATATAGATAATCACATTGGTTTATTTAAAAACTTTATGCCAAAAGAAATGATAGATGATTATAAAAATTATTTTGATAAATGTGAAAACCAAGGTGCGGTATATCCAAGACAAGTAGATGAGATGTTAGTATCCGACAATGCAATAGATACCATTAGAGACACCAATGTTCCAATGACTTATAATAACAAGCCTTTTATAGATATGTTTTTTAAAGAGGTTTATCCGTTATATGTGCAAAAATATTCTTATCTAAAACAATTAGCTCAACATTATATATTAGAGGTTAAGATACAAAAAACCAAAGTAGGTGAGGGGTATCATACTTGGCATTGTGAGAATGCAGGGATGAAAGCAAGAAATAGAATACTAGCTTTTATGGTATATCTTAATGATGTAACTGAAGGTGGAGAGACAGAATTTTTATATCAGAAATGTAGATTCAAACCAGAAAAGAATGTCATGCTAGTTTGGCCTGCACAATTTACACACGTTCATAGAGGCAACCCACCTCTATCGAATGATAAATACATAATAACAGGATGGGTAGAATACGGATATTAATATGATAACAGAACCACGTTGGAAATCTTTTATAGTAGAAACTACACAACCTATATTTACACCTGAACAATGTCAGATGATAATTAACGCTGGTAGATCTGAACCTAGAAAAAATGCTGAGGTTGGAAGTAATGAAGGTATTAAAGGTGGAGTTGTAAATACTAAAACAAGAACCTCGCACATTAGTTGGATTCCATTTAAAAAGATGATGCCTATGTACAAGACGATAGAAAAAATCATGAAACAAACAAATGGTAATCATTTTGGTTTTGATGGAATGCAAATAACTGAGATGGCACAATATACAGAATATCCAGAAGGAGGGTTTTATGAATGGCATGTAGATAACGATGTTGACATGCGAAATGAACCACCTGTTAGAAAAATATCTATGACTTGTTTATTGTCCCCTGAAAATGAATTTGAGGGTGGAGATTTAGAACTTCAATCTGAAGGTAAGGTTGCAAAAATAAAACAAGGTCATGCTATATTCTTTGCCTCGTTTATTAGACACAGAGTTAAGCCTGTAATACGTGGTAATAGAAAATCTTTAGTTATGTGGTTTGGAGGCACACCTTTTAAATGATGATTAAAGCTGCATACTTTCCAACTTTTATATATGCTAAAGACGTTAATTTAGATAACAGACTTTTTGAAAAGGAAGTCCTTGCTTGGGCTGATAGAGATAAAGGTGTAACTAGAACTAATGTGAAGGGCTGGCATAGTCAAACTGACATGCATAATCATCCTGTATTTAAACCTTTGGTTAATGAATTATTTAAAATGCAAAGTGAGGTATTTGAAGAAGAGTGGTTAGATAATGAAGCTATTATGGGTAATATGTGGGCTAATATAAATCCTCCAGGTGGTTATAACAGGCCACACTTACATCCAAATTCTCATTTTAGTGGTGCGTATTATATTAAAGCACCTAAAAATTCTGGACAGATAGTATTTAATGAACCGAGATCTGGAGCACATATGGTTATGCCAAGAAGAAAACAGGGAACGCCACCTTCAAGTTCATGGAAAGAAGGAAAAGAAGGAACACCTCCTTCGTATTTATGGAGAGAAGTTCGTATAGATCCATTAGAAGGTAGAATACTTATGTTTCCATCTTGGCTTTGGCATTGTGTTGAACCCAATCAATCTGATGACATAAGAATATCAGTAAGTTTTAATTTTTTACAGAAAGGATTTGAAATATTAAAATGAGTTTTAAATATCACGTTATTAAAAAAGCTTTATCTTTTGAGTTAGCTAATTTTATATTTAATTATTTTTTACTTAAAAGAGATGCTGTAGAGTTT